AGCTAAAAATGGTGAACTTTTAGTCAAAGAATCGCATAAAGTAGTTAAAAAATCTGTTAAATTTGAAAATTTAAATCCTAATATTAATACAAATATTTGGGAAGGTTCAAATGTACATGGTACTTCTTTAGGTGATTGTGGTTCTCCATGGATTATGATAACACCTTCAGGTCCAGTTATTTGTGGAATTCATGTAGCAGGTGGAAATAATATAGCCTGTTCATTAAATGTTGGTAATAAATTTCTTTTAGATTTCTTTAAAGATAAGAATCTGATAGATGCTGGGTCTCCTAATATATCCTCAAATACTGTTAAACGAGAAGTTCAATCTCTTCATTTTAAATCCCCAATCAGATTTATAGAAGAAGGTTCGGCTACTGTTTATGGAAGTTTTTCTGGTTATAGAGTTGAACCAAAATCTTTAGTTTCTTTAACACCAATGCATAATGTTTTATCCAAAGAAGGATATAATTTAACTCATGCACGACCTCAAATGTCAGGATATGCTCCTTGGAGAATAGCCTTATTAGATATGGTTGATCCCATCACTCAGATAGATAATAAAGTTGTTGATACTATAATAAGTGAATTTACTGATAGTATATTAACTAAATTAAAATCTCCTGAATTAGAGAAAATTGAAATATATGATGATTTCACTAATATAAATGGTGCTGCTGGTGTTGCTTATGTTGATAAAATAAATAGAAAAACAAGTGCAGGAAATCCTTGGAAGAAATCAAAGAAATATTTTCTGTCTCCTGATGAACCTAGAGGTCAAAATTTAGATCCTGTAAAAGTAGATGTTGAAATTATGAGTCGAGTAGAAGAATTAGAAAAAATTTATAGAAGTGGAAGTAGAGCACAACCTAATTTTTGTGCTCATTTAAAGGATGAGCCAGTCTCTTTTAAAAAAGCTAAAGAAGGTAAAACTAGAGTATTTACTGGTGCTCCTTTTGATTTCACTATAATAGTTCGTAGATATTATTTATCGTTAATTAGAGTTATGCAAAGGAATAGATACATTTTTGAAGCTGCCCCAGGAACTGTGGCACAATCTAGAGAATGGTCTGAAATGTACAGATATCTAACCAAATTTGGTGAAGATAAAATTGTAGCTGGT